TTATTAACCGCTTTTGTGTTAGAATTGAGAGCTCGGGTTATCTCAGCATCTTTAGACTGTTTAACCTGTCCGCCAGGTTCTTTAACCTGTACAAACTTATAAAAATTAATTTTATTACTCTTAGATACTGTTGCCATTATTGCATTCTCTGCGTTAAGCTAGAAGGTCCACCAGATACAACATTATTTGAAGTATTTATTGGTACTGCCTGGGGGACTAATTGCAGTTCCTTCATTACGATTGGGATTGGTAAGAATTCAACTGCCTCTTGCATAATAAATCTTTCAGATAATCCACCCTGTGACAATTCATTACCAGTTCTTCTAACTGCTCCAATAATTTTAGGGTCAATACCAACCTGTGCTGCAGTTTCAGCAAGACCTTGAGTCATATCACCACCAGAAAGTGCCGCTTTAGCAACACCAATCATTCCAGAAGGAACACCTAGATGGTCTCCCAGCAATCCTGCTCCAGTTGAAAGGGCATTTCCAATACCACCAGAAAGAAAACTTTGTCCAATTGAACCAATCGGACCACCAATCATTCCAAGTCCCTGCATAGCAGCACCCATAAAGTTACCGCTTAATAACGAACTACCAATCTGACCAAGTGGACCACTCATGAAGTTACCGACCTGACTCATTATTCCACTAACTCCAGGTATCATGTTGAGACCACCCATTATTGCTCCCATGGGATTACCCGAAGCAAGTCCAGAAATTGCCCCAATACCCGCCATGATGGGTCCAGCACCAGGAATAAATGATGCAGCAGTTTGAACAATTGGATTATTTACAACCTTACTAACAGTTTTACCAATACCACTGACTGCTTTACTAATACCTTTAACAACACCACCAAGGAACATCTCTTGAGGTTGTACAAGACCACCATTCGATGCTCCCTTTGGTGGTGCTTCACCAACAGGATGCGGCATGACGCCTTCATCCAATAATTTATTATATGCTTCTAATGATTGGAATCCATAATCATCACCAGCAAAATATTTATCCTGACCATCGATAATTACTTTCTCGCCAATCTTCTTATTGTCGAGATTCATGGTATCTCGGGAGAAGAATGCCTTAGCAATAAGTTTTACTTTATCAATAACATTCAGAGGATTAATCATGAAGAAAGGATCTGGAACCTTTCTACCAAAGATATTAATCTTTGGCGCTCCTTCCATAAATCTCTGGAATCCGTCTCCTGCCCAACCAACGAATAATTTACCCGCTTCAAAAAGTTTTGCAATATCTTTCTTTAATTTTTCACCAACTGCACCGATACCATCCCCTTTGATAAGGATGTAGAATAATTCGCCAACATACTCACCAAGGATAGCACCAAGAGCAGTACCAAGAACAGGAATAGGAATAAAACTACCCAGTAATCCACCAAGAGCAGTACCACCTGCTTTGAATAGTGCTTTATCTAAGTTTCTATCAGGTTCCCCATCCATGGGGTCAACGTCTTCAAAATATGTGTAGATGCCAGACATCAATGCACCCATAAAGGGTATTCTACCCATTAAATTCTTCGCTGCAGATGAAGCTTTCGCAGCGATTTGCTGTGCTTTCGGACCTGCTTGATATGCTGCTTTCTGTAGACCAGGAGACAGTGGAATGTTAGCAGTACCTGTCTGCAGGTTTGCTCGGAATCCTTGCATCTTATTTGCAAATGTTCCAGGAGCAGGACCCATGGTGAGACCTGAAGTCAACTGCCCAGGTCTTACTACTCTATCAAGTTGAGCTCTATATAACGCACCACTTATATTACGCGCATTTCCAGCTGCGGTGCTTCTTGCAATTGAACTAAAACGTTGAGCATTTTGTGCAGCGGACGTAGCAGTTGATGCCCTCTGTAAGTTTTTTTGAGTTCTATCTAAATTTCTATTTCTATTAAAATCAGGAAGACTACCAGCAGCTGTAAGTAAGGCACCAATACCACCAATTGCTAGAGCGATCTTACCGAACGCTTCTAATCTTTCTTCAATAGTTGTTTCTTTGCCAAAGATGGCATCCATACCATCTGTGACTTTTTGAGTGATATCACCTGCGAATTCCTTTAACTTATCCCAAACAAAAAAGGTCTTTTCTAAAAAAGTTTTTAGTTTTTTAGTATTCTCCTCATCAGAAAAATAATCTAATAGTTCTTTAGTAAGTGCAAAAGCACCTATGTCCATAAAAAATGAACCAATAGGTCCTAAAAACTCGCTTATCCAACTAAAAGCACCTTTCGATTTTGCTGCCGCTTTTTTTAAGACACCAGTATCTTTTACTTTGTCCCTTCTAGTATATTTTTCTTCAGATTCTTCTGCTTCTCTATCTTTTTCTAATCTATCTTGTCGTCTTTCAAAAAGAATTTTTTTCTTCTCTAACTTATCTTTCAACACAGAAACTGTAGCAATGTCTGCTATAGTGTTAGAAACACTTTCTACAGTTACACCTAATCTATTGATAGCGAGTGTTGATTTACCAGCAGCAGTAGCTACCGAATTATCTTTTGATAATCCTGGGTTTACAAATTTATATGCGGTAATTTTAGCCACTTGCTGCTTGCTGCTCCTTCATGCGTTTTTCTTCTTCTTTTAGGAATTGAATTAACATGGTTACATAGATTTCCTTTTCCCATGGCATTAGATTGTCTATGTACTCAATGTTCCACTTGTGGTGGTGCATCAATGCAAAATTTCCTTCATAATAAGAGCGAAGATTGGTGTGAAGGAGAACTATGCGAAAAAACTCGCTAATCCCTCAAGAACAATCTCGTTATCAACTCCTGTATTTGGATTGGTTACAGTAATCGTATGAGATAACTTAGGCATAGTCTCAAAGAATTCTTGAATCTGCATAAATTGCTTTGAACTTAGTTGCTCAAAGAATTCCATCAATTCATCTCTTGTGTTGTCAGCACAGTCATAAACTTGTTCAGCGTCAGAAATTGTTTTTACACAAGTTGCTGCCATCTCAAAAACTTGGTCAACTTGACTCTTGCCATCGTCAAAATTCATTGCAACAAAGGTTTCGATAGAAGGATATCCCATCGTAATTGCAACTTCATCAGATAACTTCAGTGTGCTTTTGTGCCCTTTAGTTTTTACGACTTTGATGTCCTCCAAAGGAATTTGAACATCAACTTCAGTTTCACCATCATCAGTGCAAGTGATTGTCACATTAACATTTTCACCGACAGATTTGGTACGAATCTTCAAGAAAAGATATTCAATATCAAATGTTGCCAAAGCATTTACATCTTTGACATCAGTACATTCAGTAATGATATTTTTAATTGCATCAACCAATTCAGATTGTTCACCAGTTTCAGTTGCAATCAGAAGAAGTTTCTCTTCTTTGACCAAAAAAGGTCTATAGTTTACAACCTTACCTGTAGATGGTAGATTCGTTTTATAACGAGGAATGTTTAACTTAGGTAATGCCATAGTAATTCAATTCAGTAATTTTATTTATGGGGGTTCAACTATCAATATATGCTTGAATCGCGTCAAGATTGAGACCTGTAGCATTAACTAGTGGGTCAGTTCCAGGATCGGTATTACTATCAGTTAGAGCAGGAACAAAAACTCTATTATCTTGAACGCTAAAGTCAGAATCTTGATAAAATCTGTAACGTTCATAGTAAAATTGAACTGTCATAGACATTAGTTTGTTTTGACTATTGTCCAATTGTATAGAACTAATATTGTATGGGAATACATTTCTTAATTCATATACCCCAGTAAGTTGATCTAACTTTGGAGTCAATGCTGTACGTCTAGTAAGTCTAGATTCTCTAATTGCTCTCAACATTTCCCTCTTACTAAGAGCATTCTCTCCACCACCACGCTCCCATTTATAGATTCTTAGTGTAGGGCAAGTGTATGTATCATAGTACTCAGTGTATTGACTAGCATCATTTGCCATTAAAGCAATCCAACGTTCAAAGAACGCTCGTGTTTCTCCAGAACGAGGCACCCTGAAAGTAATACTAATCTGACTAAATGTTGAACCTGTTGCATATCTGATAGCGGAACCCAATTGATTGTATGTTCCTGTAGTAACTTGCTTACTGGGAAGATTTACACTATCGGCGTAATAATTTAAAAGATTGCGTAAATCTCCTCTCTGAGCATCATATTTTCCAGATTTTGTATATGCACCAGCTTGCAGCATTGGTGCAGTAGAGAAATGCACAGAAAATAAATTAGTAAAGGATGGAGCATTATCCTTCTCTTTAAAAAATCCAATAAAATTCTGTAGAGAATTATATTGTGCCGATTCTTTATTTGGAATTGTCATTAGACCTTAAGTTCCTTTTCTGTGATTAACATAAACTCCCAACCATTATCTACACAAAACTCAGTTGCTGCTTTCCATTTTGCTTGATTAACAGCATATGTCACA